GCTAGAAAGATCGTTTGAGATTGAATGGTATGAAATATTCAACCCTGACGCGATGCTTCTCAGAATAGCTGTGCTGAAACTTTCAAATGCTGTCGTAGGATGTGCAGGGTCGAAGGCCTTAAAATCCATCCCAGCGGGTAACTGCTCAAATGTCGCGGGTTCAGCTGACATGATCGGCGTGTATTCATCCTGAACATCTTCACCAACGTAACCGTCACCAGCAGGACTTGTGAAGAAACCCATCTTCGCAGATGCAACCCTAGCTGCGGTGATCTCAGCCTCATAATACCCGTTAAGCATTTTGATATTGCCCATAACAGGCGCTACAAACGGATATCCACGGGTCTGTTCAGGTCTTTGTCGGACAAAAGCATGAATGACTTCTTCTGCTGGGACTCTAATCGTCTCGTTAGATTGCTGAAGCCCTAGATCATTCGGATGATTCTTATACAAGTGATAAGCAACAGGCTTTCGCTTGTCGTTGATCTCAACACCCATAACGACCTTATTGCCGTTCGTGTAGATCTCATTTTTAGTATCGTTTAAGTGATCAGCTTCAAGAAACTCAATCTTGTAACCAAAGTCACTTGTAGGATCGGTGATTTGACGGATTAAAACCTCACCATCACGGGCCAGAGCCTCGATAAACATCCTTTGACAGTCGATCAAAGACATCTGACCGTCAACTGTGCAATTTCCTTTCTTAGCCCACTTCTTCCAAGCAGCCTCAATCGTGGAGTTTGCAATAGTATCAAGACTGCCATCAGCATCACGGGACTTGGCATTGACTCGAATGCCGTTATGTCCGACCACGTTAGACGTAAGAAGGTTGAGATATCTAGCAACGTAAGCGTCATTTCTTGACAACTCACGGCTTCTATTCCGTAAAGTGACCAGTGCTTGCCTTAGTTCTTGATCCGCTGAAGCAGAAGAACTAAAAAAGTCGGCAAATAACCGACCACCTTGAGCACCTTTGAACGATCTTTGTAACTTGACCGCCTTGCGAACCTCTTTACGTTTAAACGGATTCCAAGCCATTAAAATCTTACTCCGATTAGGTTGCCGCTCGGCTTCTTGTTTCTGATTCTAGCCTTTTTGACTTCTTCGTTATATTCAGCGCGATATCTGTCGCGCACTAAGAATAATTCATCAATAGACATCCTAGAAAGGCTTCTGCCAGCGATACTGAATGAACTTTGGTCGATAGTAGCCCTGTTTTCAATAACGGCCTGAACAGCGTCTAATACCTTCTTGGCGTGAGTTCTAACATCTGCATTAGTATCGCCATAATTGATCACGATATTTGTTATGCCATCATCAACTGCAATTCGTTGTGAATCAGAAGTTCTGGTTATAAAGGCATACCATTTGTATAGATGGGCATCATACGCCGCTGTGGTTGCCGAACTAACCTCGACGATATAGGCTGTGCTGGTCTCTGAAGCTGTAATAGTAAACTTATGATTTCCACCGCCACCTTTGTCGCTGTGAAATTCATACGTTAAAGCGTACTGGTCTGTCGGGTAATCCGTAACAAGATCGGGACGTTGCCAAACCCAGCGATCACCGATAACTAAAATCTCAGGTTCTTGGCTTGGGTAATTCGCACTTTCAAAAAGGTTAGCCATTCTACCGCCATGCGTTAGTGTAATTTTGTCGCGGCCTTCTTTGCACAGGTCTCCTTTGAATCGGAGCTAAATCAGGCTCAACTTCTTCAACCATTTCTGGTTTTTCCGATTTTGCCTGAATCCTAGCCGCAATGCTATTGACATTCGCGTTGATTATACTATATGCACACCAACTGTACACCATGCAATCCAGCGATTCATTCCTTGGGCGAATTTTCTGAAATACTCGCTTTTTATATCCTCTGACAAATCTTGTAACGATCTTCTCAGCCGTAAGCTGTCGGAAATATTCATCGTTCAAAATGTCTGAGAAATGAACGAATCCAGCGCCTTCTTCTTGAATTCTTAGCCTCGCAAAGATCATATCTTTAGCGGTATCAACTCCGACTGGGAACAATCGGCATCTTACAGTGTTATTTCTTGAAGGCTTGCCAGCTATCGGTCTGCCTTCACCGCCAACACCCTTGACCGCGAAAACCCTGCGACCGAAGTTCTTGTTGGCGTATTGATAGACCGTGTTGGTAAAGTGACCGCCAGAGTCGATTGCTGTGGCTCTGATAGCCAATTCTCTGCCGTCTTCTGTTTCAAATGTACGTGATATCTGGGAATCTAGCGCACTCCACAATTGAGGTGTAGACGGATCGCCATACATTATCTGATGATCTATAACCCAAGATTCCTCATCTTTTCCAATCCCCATAAAAGTCATTTCTAGTCGGTCGTCCTGAACGTCAACGCCAGCAACAATCAAGATTACCCCTTCAGGCACTTTGTCGAAGTGTTCTTTCCTTTCCATCAGGTTCAGTTCACTAACAGATTCACCTGCGTCCTCCCAAACCTCCCCTAAATATGTGTTTGTCCAGACTTTGAGTTGTTCTGGGTTCTTCTTGACTGCTAAGAATTCTCTAACACCGTCAGCCAAAGGTGTCCACGGTGAATAAAGTCCTGATATCTTGAAGCCAGCAATGCCTTTGAAGTCTTCTTGAGCTACCCACCGACCGTTCCTGATAGACCATCTTCTATCAGCATCAGACCAAAGCACCCCGCACTCGTCACATAAATATTGAGCTGTGTCAGGATCTTTGTCAGTCCATCGAACGCTTGCCCATTTCAACGTCTGTTCATGGTCGCAATGCTTGCAAGGAATGAAGTATTCACGCTGATCAGATCCTTCATAGGCATCTTCTATCCTTGAAACACCCTTGATCGTTGGGGTCGATACCATGATGATCTTGCGGTTCCAAAAAGTAGACGTTCGCTTTTTACCTAGATTGACAGGATCGCCTTCTGATCCTGCTGATGCTGGGAATCTATCAACCTCGTCTGCTAGTAAAATTCTGATTGGCCTTGAAGCAAGTCCTGCTGGACTATTAGCGCCGACCAGAGAAAGACTACCTGCTGGAAAGATCTTGTGAAGCGTTGTGTTGCCTGAATCCCTAGCCCTTGGATCTTTAACCTTACCTTGCAGACAAGGCGTAGCCCTAAGAAGACCGTTAGCGATTCTGTCCTTTGAAAACGACTGAGCCATTGATTCAGTAGGCTGTAGCATTAGGATCGGACAAGGATCGTGATCGATGTGGAAACCGATGATATTAAGCAGAGCTTCAGACTTTCCTAGCTGCGCCCCAGCCATGACAACGACTTCTTTGACTTTAGGGTCAGAGCAAGCGTCCATAATCCCGCGCTGGTATTCTGCGCGAGACGTTCGCCAGATTCCCGCTTCTGCGCTAGTCTGCGAGTCTAGTCGCCTTTGAAGGTCTGCCCACTGACTGACGCTTAGTCTTTTTGGTGGTTGCAGTGCTCTCATCGCTTCCTTCAGATGAGCTTTTAGGTTTGCTAGTCCTCGACGCTGAAATTTTTGGGTCATAGTTTGATAGTTCTTCTAGTGCTTCATTCATTAAATCTGCAAGCATGGCTTGTATCACGCCAGCATCAGATTCGCTAGCCACGATTGGTGCGGCCTTGCTAGGGATGCTTGTTAGCTTCGCTTTGAGATTAGCCAGCGTGTCAGTCCAAGCCTTCACAACGTCTTCAACTATTACTAGCTGATTTCTGACTTTGGCTAGATCTAGCTCTGAAAGCTCTGCTTCTGCGTTCATTTTGCGGGTTCTGGCTTCATCATATGTTCCGCCAATTTTTACGCCACCAGTGCTCGCCATATAACTTTCCGTTTTAAATTAGTTCGTTCTTATTCCATTCCTACTTGCACACCGTGCTCGCTAATAACCCTTACGGGGAACGCCTAGACAGTACCTTTAGTGCCCCCCAGTACCGTTTCAGTGCATTCATGGGCATTTAGGCTTCAGATCTTTGAAGTCAGGCCAGAAGCCACCACAGACGTTCTCAGCGTACTCTTTGCTGATCTGTTGTTCGTGGCTGAAGTCTTGGTTGCCGATCAGTCCAATGACAGCGATGACCGTGATGGTGATTAGAATCTTTTGCAATCTGTTCATGATTTCCTCCGTGTTGTCATCATTATCGTTGATCATACCTAGACAGTCAACTGTTCGATTTATTTAGGATCAGCCATAGCTTTTCTTAAATGCTTGATGAACTTATCCTCGAAGCCATGCTTCTGCGAGAACACATAGCTTTCCGTTATCTTGCCGAACGGGAACAACGGCTTATACTTCGCGTCCTTCTGGTAGGCTGCGACCATACGGATCTTCTGACCGCCTCGCTTAGTGCTTCTGCCGTAACGCTCCCAGATCCCCTCACTTTGCTTCTTAGCGCCATTAGGAGTGCCTGAGAAGAACTTAGACTTGTCTTGAAGCATTGAGTCAATGGCGCCATCCTTAAAGTTACCAAAGGCGTTCAGGTATCTCTTAGAGTGCCTCGTTGGAACTTTTATGGCTCGTTTCTTGGGAAACCTTGTGCCGCCATTCACCATGAAGCCCATGTAGTCAGCGTTGCGATCATCCCAGAAGACTGTAGCCGTTAGACTGCGCTTAGATGATTTGTCATAGAAGAAGTTCTTCTGTGTAAACTTCGTTGATCCTTTGCCTGATTTCTTGTCAAACTTCTTGTTGGTAGCTCTACCGATGACACCTGTGCCTTTCTTCTTGGTCAACTCAAAGGCCAATTGATTCAGCGTCTGGCTTACAGCAAACGGAATCTGTTTCTTCTGTGTTCTGGATAGGTCTTTTGTGACCTCTTTGATATTGCTTCTTAAATCAATCTTCATCAGCGAGTTCCTGTATCTCAGTGAATATTTCCTGAGTTGCTAGATATAAATAGCCGATCTCAGCCATTAGGTGCTGCACGTCATAAGACTTCTCACCTGTGTAGCATAGATCCCATTCAACAAAATCTTCATGCTCGCGCTGAATCAAGAACTTAATGTATGTGATCTTGCCTTGCCTCGCATCCTTCAATAGTTCCTTCAGGCATTCTTCTACTTCGTTGCCCGTGAATTGGGTCACTGTCCCCATAGTAATCCTTGAGCCTATTCGCTATGTATCCTTCAATGAATAATAACACAAAGATTGGAAAGGCTAGGATCGCGGTGATTGTGAAGACAATACAAGAAACAGCGTATAAAACAGCGATCATTTTATTCATGGTCTTCCTCATAGCTCCAATCACAGTCAATGCATTCAGTTCTTGCCCACGTTCCTAAGATCTTAACGGCTGGCTCACCACACATCGGGCAAGTGATTTCGTTCCAAGGCGCATTGGGGTCTTCCCAAGCCCCAGCAGGGTAGTTGCTCATATGGCTTTTCTCCACGGGCCTCTAAGATGCTCTGACACTGGCTTCTTGACCACTGGCACGTTTCTAGGTGCGATCTCATGCACATCGTGGGCAAACTCCATCGCCATATACAAAGCGTTCAATAGCTCGTCAGTCTTACGGTTAAACTGTAAGACCTCCCATTTAAATTTAGTATTACTTGACCACCACGCGCCGTAAATGTTCGTGACTGATTGGGCAACCCGTTCAGCTTCCTTTAAGGTAGTAGATAGACCGCCGTACTCAGCGCCGTCCTTTGGATTGGTAAAACGATACTTGATAATTCTCATCGTTCATCCTTCTGTAGCTTATCCAATAAAGACAGGACATCTGGCAAAACCTGCTTGTGGTACTCGTCCACATAGTCAGGCCCGTAATAATCTTGGACTTTGACCAAGGTCATCCATGCTTCAAGCAATTCTGTTCTCGTTGGTTGCATCTGCTTCTCCGTTTGGTTTCCTAGACGCCTTTCGGCGTTTCGACCTGTACCATCGGTCTCGTCAGTAGGATTTAAGCTGTCGCTTTTTGCGGAATCTTTTCAACTGATGGAATAACGCTTGCGAATGTTTCTAGTTCTTCTTGCGTTGATCCCATGACCCAGATCGTGCTGTTGTAGTTCGCGAGCTGGTATCCGTCTTTGAGCCACACCATGTATTCTTCTTCAGCATAATCGATACCCAAGATGTATTTCTTGTATTTTCCTGCGGCTTTCATGATGTCGGCCTCGGTGATCTCGTCTTCGTACATTGTTACTTCCTCCGTTTAGTTTCGGCCTTTTGGCCTCATCAGTACCAGTCCCTAACTGGTAAACCCTTGGGCGGCTTACACCGCCTCCGCTTCATCAACAAAACGCTTTGCGTAGAAAATGATTTCAGCAACGGTATAATCTGACTTGTAATCCCAAAGCTCAAAAATCATATCTTCGCCAGCATCCCTGTTAACCAGACCCTTTATGAGATAAAGGTCAACAGCCGTTCCATAGTCCATAATGGAATGTACTTTTGCCATACGCTTTTTACCAAGCGCTTTCGCAATTTTTGATTCGAGTGCGTTCATGCGTTTCTCCTTGGGCGGCTTATGCCGCCTCGCTTATGTTAAGAGTTTCAAAGCCACAACCTGCTACTAAGAAGAACTCGCCGTTCATTTCCAAGATGTCACCGATAGAGACGCTATGCATTCTTGAGTGCTTTTCTACCAGCTCAGGCTTGTCCCAAAAATTTGTGAGGTGATAAACATCATCTAAATCGTTAGCATCTACGGTGGCAACGTGGGCGTAGGCGTGAAACCATTTTGCCGCATCGTAGCTGCCATCTTCGACCTTCCAGCTACAACCCTTGTCGGCGTAGGCGGTGATCTTTTCTGAAGCCA